GAGCTATGGCTACCTTCCTTGATGGCTATAATCAAAGCCTGGCTATTTGGGCAAGGCAGCTGAACCTAAGAGGTGAAGGTCTGTGCTTTAATTGTGACAATGCTGGCCTAATTCAGCAGGGGTTTGTTAGGCCATAGACTTACGGCATGTACGGACAATTGCCGTACAAAAATGTAATGTCATAACTTTACTTTTTGACAATTTTTGTCAAGACATAACTTGACAATATATCACGCAATATTGCGTATAGAGTATAGTTATCAGCAATTAGTACCATTTGGTATAATACCGTTTGGTATAATTAAAATCCTTTCTCTATCTCCCTATTCAAATACCACTGAGCTTTTTTCAAGTCCTCCATCTTGCTGTCCTTCTTGCCTGCCCTGCTGATGTACTTAATGACATTGCCCAGGTTAAAGCCTAAGTTCCAAGCCTCAATTACATTGATGGCCTCATAGATGTTGCCTGCTCCACCATAGTGGGCAGGATGATTGACTGCTTGCTCTGCCTTTGGCTTTTCATCAGGCAGGCTATTTAGGTAACTACTGATTATGTCTCCCATAAATATTTTCGTAATAAGATTCTCCTTTTGTCCAGAATACATCAGAGGCCTCCTTAGCTTGGCCTGAATTGAATGCCTCAATGATTTGCTCTTTCTCCATTGCTTTGGCCTTCTCAATAAGTTCAGGCCATTTGGTTGAGGTAATTAAATAGTCCTGCTCAAGTAGCCAATCAATTGCACTTTGTTCCATAGGTTAATTGATAATATTCTTCTCCGGTTTTATAATCTGGTTCATCATTGTCATCAGCTCCCCAATCTAAACCATATGCTAAACCCCAATCATAGGCATCTTCAATATTCTGCTTCTCCTTCTTAATTGCATCCTCAACCGATTTTCTAAGCGACATCATCATATGATAATGAGTAACACTTGCCAAAGATTTATCTTTCATATCTGCTGTTAGCCTATGAATGTGAAGCATAGCCTGTTCATATACTATGTGTGCTGCATGATATTCCTTGTGTTCTTCTGTTTTCATGGATAATAATAAACTGGTTTAGGATGGTTATGGTCTGCCACTGTTCTGCCTCTTAGGTCATCAATGTCTCTGTAAAGGTTGCCATTAAAATACCAACCGGCATGCCGAGGCTTTGAGCGCATGTTAATTAGTTCTGCTTTTATAAGGACATCATTGATGTCAATTTCGCCTTCATTGTCAATGATGAAGGCAATAAGTTCTTCGATTGGTGATGGCTGAATCATGTCTCAAATTATGTCAATTTTTGCGACAACTATCATCCTTGATTAGCCTGTCAATCACATGCTTAATGTAACGCAAGGCAGCCAATGCTCCGGCATAATAGTGAGTAGTCCTCTGCCCCTTTGACTCCTGCTCCATCATCCATTCCTTCTGGCTGATTTCCTTCAGCACAATTTTATGGAGTTGTTCTAGCTGTGTCATATAAGTAGCCTGTCTAGGTTCAAATCATAATCCTCCATTGTCTCCCTCCACTTCTCCCAGATGTGAGCTTCATCAATGTACTTGCCATCTTCAGAAGTGTCTGTAAGCTCTCTAAGCTTGCTGGCAAATTCAAAGATGAACAATGCCATGTCAAGAGATTTGATGCATCTGAAATGCTCTATTGCATCATCTGCTTCATCAAGGTTAAATGTCAATGTTGCTTTCATTTTGTTTGATGTTTCTTGAGTGAGTTATGGTAGCCTATATGTTTTACAAAGCCTCTGCACAATGAGGCAGCTTGAAAGCCAAGCTTGCGGTAGTGGTCATTGAATTGAATCTCTGATTGCAAATGATTTTTAAAATCCCAATTGCAAAACTCTGAGAAGTGGCCTGCCATCTTATAATCAGACAACCTACGAAGACCAGGATTCCAGGTCATGCCATGCCATAGCTTTCGGTAGTTAGTAGCCATCTCTTGAAACCTGACATCATTCAATGTCCTCCTGACACCGGCAAGCACTGGATGCCCATTCCGGTCTCCAGGATGGCGAAGCCAAACGGTATAAATACTACTGTCATGTTCAAGCACTGAGCGAGAGTCGGCAATAAAGCCTCTCTGATAAAACTCCCAGTCATCCTCGCAGTGAAAGATGTAAGGTGTCTGGACTCTGGTATAGAGTAAGTCAATAGCATTTATCTGCCCTTTATTATTGCTTACTATCCAATCAGCTTGAATCTTCCAATGCCTGGAGAGAAAGCGGTTCAAATCAATGGCTAAGTCCTGAGGCACTTTACCGGAGTCTTCATGAATGAGGAACTCAGCCGGAGGCAGACCATCCCAATAGGTAACCAAACTGCTGATTGTCTTCTCAAGTAGGTCGAACCTACCACATGAGGTAAGGCAGATGGTTATGTCTCTAGCCATTGATGTAGGCTATAAACTTGAACACAATCAATCCAAATAGAATGGCATAAACCAGCCAAAAGAAGCCTTTAAAAAAGCCTTCCTTAATTTCTCTGTTTGATCCTCTGTTAAACATAATTAGATGAAGTAAAGGTTATCAGCTAAAACTAACTCAGTGCCTGGTTCAATTCTGAAATAAGAGTTGCCCCAAGCTTGAATTTGGAACAGGTACTGCTCCTCAGTAAGTTCAAGTCCATAGAAGTTAATGAGGACATTTCCCTTCTCATGCAGGAAGCTCATGTAGTAGCTGTCATACAGCTCATAGACTTTAAACTTGCCACCAAGCAAGGAAGCCTTGTGCAGCAGTTTAATGTCGGTCACTTTAATGTCCACCCATAAGTTATTAAGAGTGTCCATTCTTGAGATTGTCTTTTCAAAATTCATAGATATATTGGTTAGATTTGTGTGCAATAGTAACTAAAGGAAAAATAACTGCAAAAATATTTTCAAAAAAAGTTTATGCCAGTTTATGACTCCACATCTGCTTTCCTCCGGCAACAGCTCAAGAACTTTAAGGAGGCATCCAAAGCCGACAAGGTGTTAAGGGCAGCTGCTCTTTATGCTGCGCCTGCTGTGCAAGCTAGAGTGCAACAGGATGGAGAAAAAGCAGATGGTTCAAAGCTACCTCCTTATGACTCCGGCAGGTCAATAAGCACTTCAAGTCCAATAGGTAAGAAATTCGGAGACATTGCCAATAAGAAGCAGGCCAAAGCCTTTGGCAATAGTTCAGAGTTTGGAAGCTATAAAGAATACAGGCAAAAGCTTGGCAGACAGACTGCATACATGGACCTGACATTGACAGGTGATATGTGGGCAAGCTGGAGGCCTGTGCCAATAAGCAACACAGCCTATGGCATTACCTTCACCACATCAGAGCAGGCTAAGATAGCAGGCTATTTAGAGGAGAGATTTGGTGCTATTTTTGAGCTGTCAGATGATGAACTAAATCAATCACTGCAAATTATTAACCGTCTGGCAACTATATACCTGAGTAAATGACCATCTCCAAAGTCACAGTAGAGAGCGCACTTAAAGACCTATGCCAGAACCTGGCAGGAACTTTTGCCGGCAACACCATGCTCAACTATGGCGAGGCAGTGGAGAGCATTCTTGAGGGCAGTGCAGGCAACTATGTTACTAAGGATGGTCAAACCTATTGCGCTGTGAATGATACTTATCCTCTGGTAATCTTCCTGGTCAGGGAAAGTGCATCAGTTGAGAATACACCAGCCGGAGGTAGGGCAGGCTCACTACTTAGGACAGTCAATTTCAAACTCATTGCCAACAGCACCTATGAGAATGCTGAGTTTGGCATTTCAACCATTATTAATCGCACTAAAGGCATAACTTATGCAGGCACAGACTACAACTCAAAAGGAATTGCAAGCCAATACTTCGGACTTGCAGAGCGAAACTTTGAGACCTACTTCTTCTCGATTGACTTCTCTGTGGTTGAGAGGATCAGCTGTGAAGTTGCCTGTTGATGCCATCTACTTTATCAGCCTTCAAAAAGCAAGTCAGCGCAGGAGTAGATTACTTCAGCATTTGAAAGGTCTAACAGACCAGCATGGCTATGCTCCCAGATGGCACAAGGCTAATGATGGCAACCATCCCGGTCATGCAGTTGATAATAGCATAAAGAGGGAAAGGAAGAGGCCAAACATGAGCATTGGAGAAATAGGATGCTGTGCCTCACATAGGGAAGTTTGGACAAAAATTGTCCAATATGGACATGAGACAACTTTAGTTTTGGAGGATGATGCTAGGTTTGAATTTCCAAAGCTCCAGACACTAGCAGACAATTGGGATAAGCTCCCAGAGTTTGACTTCCTTCACTTAGGCTGGGAGTATTATGCTGGCTATAAGGAGCAGACAATTGAGAAGGTAGAGATTCCTGAGCTTCCTAACCTTGGAAAGGAGATGGCATGTGGCTAACTCATGCATACATTATGACTAACCACTGCGCTTTAGATTGGCTAACCAGAACTCAGGTTCAGACTAATGGACTTGATGCAATGACAGCAGACATGCAAAGTAATTGCAAAGCCTATGGCTTTAAGCCATGCATAGCCTACCAGGAGCGAGGCACTTCAGGAATGCTCCGAAGTCAAATTCATCACACAGGGTAACTTAATTTAATAACTATACAATGGATAATTTACAGTACATCAGAGATGCCATCAGACAGCATGGCAATCGCACACAGGTAAAAGTAGTTCGCTGGGAAATCAACCCGGTGACAGGCGCACAGGACAGGCCATTTGAGGTCTCCGTTAATGCTCAGATTGCACTTCGTGAACTTCAGAAGCCAATCAATAAGCGCAGTTATAGTTGGTCACGCATTAGGCCAATTGGTGAATCTCATGTTGGTGTCAAGCATAACATGACAGATCAAAACTCACTAAGCAGTCCAGAGTTACTAAGCAAACTAAAGGCAGAACTTAAAGCGCAAATACTTGCTGAAATGGAAGCAGAAATGGCAACGGCAACTATCACCGAAGAGGAAGCACCTAAACCAAAGCGGAAAAAGAAAGAAGTTATGGAAGAGATT